CATTCGCGATGCACGCTCAGAAAAGCAAGCTAAGAGTAAAACACTAGCTTATCTTGAAAAGATTGGGCGTGGCGATTTGGTGTCTGCGATTGGAGCGGGTCTATCGCCGCGAGAAGCTATTTCGCAGATGTTTAGTGAAGCTGCTGAGACTCGCGCATTTGAGCGTCAAAAGGAATTGGCTACGTTTGAGGCTGGGTTGACTAAGCCTAACCCGCTGACTGAGCTTGCGAAAATTGAAGCAGACTACAAGGCTGGCCGCCTTAGCCCAGAGCAATATCAAACAGCAGTTGAAGTATATGCCAATAAAAACAAGATGGGCGTTCGCGTCGGCGCGGATGGCTCTATTGAGTTGGTGCAGGGTGGCGGACTGTCAAAGCTAACGGAAGCTCAGTCTAAGGATATTAACTGGGCTGCTCGAATGACTGGCGCGCTTGAAGCGTTTGAACCCGTTGCGGATGTTTTAACATCACCAACAGACAAGTTGTTTGGTTTGGACCCAACTGGATTGGCCAGACACGCACAAAGCGGCGATTACCAGAAAGCAGAAGTTGCTGGTCTTGAGTTCTTAGCCCCATTGCTGCGCAAAGACACTGGTGCCGCTGTTACTCCGAAAGAATGGGATTTCTACAGCAAAATTTACATTCCAACTATTGGAGATCAGCCAGAAGCACTTGCCGCTAAAAAAGCTGCGCGTAGTCGTGCGCTTGAGGCTTTGAAGTTAGGCATCCCACCTGAATATGTAACTCGCGTTCAGACGGTTGGAGGTGATCCTATTGCAGAAGCCGTTAGCGAGGGGATTATCGAAAAAGACAAGGTTTCGCAATCGCAGCAGCAGCCACCACAAGAAAACTACACTTGGCAGAATGTCCCCGTTGGAGGTGTTGTAGTTGACACAGATGGTAAAAAATACAAGTTTACTGGCGGTGATCGAAATCAACCTAAAAGCTGGCAGGAGGTCAACTAATGTCTGGCCCCTCTTGGATTAAATCGCAACCACAGTCTGATGCTGCTTCTAGTTCTGGCCCATCTTGGCTACGCGATGCGACACAACAGGCAGTAATGGCAGAAAAACCTTCTGACTCTTTCAAGTTAGGCTCACTGCGTGAGAATATAATCGGAGAAGGTGAGGTCGATACTGCTGGCGAATATATTGGGCAGGCTATAAAAGAGGGTGGCGCAGCTATGGCTCGTGGCTTAATTGGTCTGGCATCACTCCCAGAATTTGCTATCGCTGGGACAAAATATCTTGGCCAGAAGGCGTTGGGAATGGAGACATCACCATTTCCTACTGAGACATATCTTGGGGGCGGACTGAAGGAGGGAATGGAAGGCATTGTTCAGGCTGGAACTTTTGCTGGGCAAAAGGCATATGAAGCTGTTACTGGGCAGAGCGCTGACGATGTTGAGTTCCTAAAAGCCCACCCAGACATAATTGAATTTAAGGGGAATACTGTATTCAGCCCATTTATCTCGACTGCTGGTGAGTTCTATGGCGGTGGGCCTTTTACTCGCGGCACTGGTATCGCTGCCATTGCGTCAGAGACCGCTGGGCAAGCAGCCCAAAAATACGCGCCAGAAAAAGAGGTTTACGCAAGGTTTTTTGGCGCTTTAGCACCAAGTGTTTTAGTATCTGGTAATAAGACCCTGCAAGCATTGACGGGCAAAAATTATTCAGGTCCAACATTAAAAACCCTAGAGCAAGAGAAAGACAGGTTTTACAATCTTCTAAAGTTTGATGGTGTAGAAATAAATCCAAATAAAATCAATAATTTAAGATCATCGATTCAGCAGAAACTTGCTCAGGGGGGTGATTATGTCGCCGCCACGGATAACTTGGTGAATGATGCGTTAAAAGCGTTAGACGATATGACTGCGCAAACAATCAAGGAAACAGGAAGTGTGTCACCGTATGCCCTTGAGAAAATAAAGCGCAGAATTAGCTCTGAGTTTCTTCCACGCGCTGGCGATCAAACTGACAGCATATTTACTGTCTTGAAAAGCATAGATGATACACTATTTGGCTCCGCGACAAACAAACAACTCGTCACCGATGCGCGTAGGTCAAATAACAACTTTTATAAGGCTAAGGTTATAGATACGCTGCTTGATAAGCAAAACAGGCAGATGGCAACGCAGCGATTTGGCGGTGATAAGGTTGCAAGTTACAAGCGCGCCATGAACCAGATCATTAACTCCCCCTCCAAGTCAAACTTTTTTGGAGACAAGGAGTTGGAGCTTATGAGGGCTATTGTTGATAAAAAGTTTGGCGGGACGATAGCAAACGCTGTCAGCAAGTTCTCTCTGAATGGCAACGGGTTCATGGCTGGATTTAATATGATGGCTGCCGCTGTTGACCCAACTGTGCTTGGCCTTACTGCAATAGCAGGCGCAACAGGCAAGGCGCGCGATGTTATGATTGATAATGCGGTCAAGGAACTGCGTAAGATGGCAGCCGCTGGTGGCATGAGTAAAGGTCAAATATCAAAGGAGATAACAAAACAATTTGTTATTGACCTTTCTAATGAAGCTCTGAGCGCAAGCAGACGCGCGGCAACGATACAGGAACAATAAAATGCAGCCAAAAGCAAAAGACACACGCGAAATCGAAGGTATCGTTCAGGATGCTATGGCGCAGGCTGTAGACTTTGTTGAGAGCGAAATCAGCCAAAGCCGCATCAAAGCCCAGCGTTACTTTGATGGTGAGGTTGATATTGGGCATGAGGATGGGCGCAGCAAAGTTGTTGCAACTAAAGTACGAGACACCATTCGCGCAGTAAAGCCGAGCCTAATGCGTGTGTTTTTGTCCAGCGCACGCCCAGTTGAGTTTGTGCCGCGTGGCCCAGAAGATGTTATGATGGCAGATCAAGCCACAGAATACATGCACTATGTGTTCAACCAAAACGATGGGTATCGTGTGCTGAATGATGCCTTTCACGACGCACTTGTTAAAAAAGTCGGCGTTGTTAAGGCGTATTGGGAAACCAAATACCGCGCTGAGATATTCACATATAGCAATCTTACAGATGAAGAATACACATTGCTCGTGTCTGATGATGACGTGACTGTGCTTGAGCATAGCGTCATCGCAGGGCTGAGCATGGATGAATTTGGCATGGAAGTTGAGATGCCAATCCATGACTTAAAAATCAGCCGCAAGATGCCAGAAGGCAAAATGCGCATTGATAGCGTTCCGCCAGAGGAGTTTTTCGTCAACTCTCAGGCTCGCAATATTGATGACGCATATATCGTTGCGCACCGCACAGAGATGCGCGTTGGTGAGCTTGTGGAGATGGGTTTTGACTTTGAGGATGTCGTCGATCTAGGCGGAATGTACGGATCAGATGACCAAACCGAAGCCGAGATGATTGAGCGCCAAGGTTACGCTCAGGACGACTATGATGATGAGCCTGCTGATCCAGCAATGCGTCCAGTTGCAGTCACCGAAGCGTACATGAAAATTGACGTAGATGGCACAGGTATTCCTGTTCTGCACCGCCTGATTTGCGGCGGTACAAGCTACAAATTGCTTGACTTTGAGCCTTGGGATGAGGTTCCATTTGCCGTATTTGAGATTGACCCTGAGCCACACACATTCTTTGGTCGTAGCCTTGCTGAAATCGTTATGGATGACCAAGACGCAAGCACAGCTATCCTGCGTGGCGTTCTTGATAACGTAGCAATGACCAACAACCCTCGCATTGGTATTGTTGATGGTGCGGTAAACATCGATGATGTCATGAACAATGAGATTGGTGCAATCGTGCGTATGCGTCAGGCTGGCGCAGTGCAAGAGCTAACAGTGCCATTCACTGCGGGTCAAACGCTGGGCGCGCTAACCTACATGGATCAGCTTGTTGAGAATAAAACAGGTGTATCCCGTGCCAGCATGGGGCTAGACCCAGATGCGATGCAGTCCACAACCAAGGCTGCTGTTCAGGCTACAATTCAAGCGCAAGCTGGTCAGATTGAGGTTATGGTGCGCAACCTAGCTGATGGCATGAAGCGTCTATTTAAGATAATGCTTAACCTGCACGTCAAGAATACAGACGAAGAACAAATGATGCGGATGAATGGACAGTTTGTTCCAGTTGACCCGCGCGTTTGGAATGCTCAAATGGACGTCAACGTCAACGTAGGGCTTGGCACTGGCCGAGAAGAAGAAAAGATGATTGCGCTTCAGCAGGCTCTGCAAATGCAGCAGCAAATTTATCAGACTTACGGGCCATATAATGGCATGGTGAGCCTGACCAATATCCGCAACACCCTATCTGATTTGATGGCTGCTGCTGGCATCCGCAATTCTGACCGCTATTACGCCCCAATCACACCAGAGGTTGAGCAGCAACTGTTGCAAATGCAGCAACAGGCACAGCAAGCGGCAGCGCAGCAAGGTCAGTCCGACCCGAATGCTGCATTCCTGCAGGCTGAGCAAATCAAGGCGCAAGCTAAGATGCAGTCAGACATGATGAGACTGCAGTTTGAGCAGCAAAAGGCAATGGCAGAGGATGACCTGAAACGTGAT